CCCTTCGACAGTGCCGTGATGCGCTGGCCTACCACCAGGAACAGACGCGCCCGATCCAGCGCACTGCCGACGCCCTTGCCGTTGCCGACGCAGCTCTTGCCGCTGCTGATGCGGCCAGCCAGCCCGAGTTGACCATGAGCATGTTCGCCAGCGTGGCAGACCTTGAAGCGGCCCGCGCATCCCTTGCCCCTGCCCCCGCACCACAGCCAGCACCCCAGAACCAGTGCGACGGCTGCTCGCGTGGCCTGCCGATGATCAACGGCCTGCACAACGGCGGACCGGGAGACTTGATCGGCTGCACTGCGCACCTGTACGCATCCATTGCCCCCGCACAGCCCGACCATTTTGTTGACGCCAACAAAAAGGTAGAGGAGGTGCCAATGCCTGAGCCCGTGGGTTGGCAGCAGCGCTATCTCTGCCCAGACGAAGGCCCGAGCATCTGGCAATTCTGCAGCGACAGCGATGCGGTCATATTGGCAAAACGGGCCGACTACGAATTGCGCCAGGTGTATGTCATCGGTGACGCCCGCGCACTGGCGGCGGTGCGGGAGCCGATCACCCATGACCGGGCAATCGCACTGTGGCACACCAACACAGAAGCCCACAGCAAAACCTATTCGTTCGGCTGGTTTGCGGCAGGGATTCGCGCCGCCGAGCTTGAGCACGGCATCACCGCCCAGACACAGCAGCCCGAAGGGGGAAAGTGATGAAAGCCTACGCGCCACCAACAAACAAGGGGCGGCATGTCGCCGGTCATGACGTGCACCACCGCACAGCGGATCAACCAAAAGCCGCAGCAAAGAAGCGATCCAAGGCGTTGCGACACGCAGCACGGCAGCATGCCCAGGCACAGCAGGAGGGCAAGTGATGAAAGTTCGATCAACCGTCTACATGCGCATGACCGTCGAGGTTCGTGTCGGAAGCTGGGAGGCCGCCCAGCCGTTTGAGCAGCTTCATCAACAAGCCGTCAGGGAGGCAAAGGCGAAGATGACGCGGATTCTCGACGGCGACGGAACCATCGTCAGCGGGACCGAAGTGATGCGCGTCGTAACCATTGAGGAGCCCACCCGATGACTGAAAAACCGAAATGCGCCGTGAATGGGCTTATTGCTCGCCACGGCATGTGCTCCCAAATCATTGTGGGCGGGAATCTCTGTGGGTATGCGGGGCCGTGCGAGCACCAACGAACAAACGAGGCCAGGCAATTGAACCCGGCCGAGCCTGACAGTGATATCAAGAAGGAGCCCACCCGATGAGCACCGACCGCGACCCGATATGGGATGCCCTCAAGCAACACAGCCAAGAGAAGTTCAACGCTGACCGCGCCCGGTTCATGGCCCAGGCCCAAGCCGCTGACGATGGGCAGTGGGTCAAGCACACCCCGCACCATTGGTCGCGCACCGTTGCAGGCCAGCGCCTGGACTACTGGCCAAGCCGCAAGAAATGGCAGTTCGCCGGCCGCGTGCAGCGTGGTGATGTTCAACAGTTCATTGCAAAGGTCACCCGATGAGCACCCCCACACCCAATGCCGCAGTCTCTGAATCACTGTCTTGGCTCAAGTCCGCGCTTGCGTGCCCTGAGTTCAAGTGGGACGCAGATCAGCACGCGATGGCAACAGCAGCGCTTGAGGCAGCCCTGGCGCAGCAAGTGCCAGAGCCGCAGCCGGTCAATGCGCAGATGCTGGAGGCGCTGCGCAAAGTGTGGTCCGAAGGCGTGATCCCCGATGGCTTTGCGCTACTGCAAGACCAAGTGTGTGATGCCATCACCGCAGCCGAGGCAGCGCAGGCTGGGAGCGCGCAGCAAGTGCCAGCAGTGCCCGCCACACATGGAGGAATGCGATGAAGTGCGGCACCTGCGGATGGGAGTTCCACCGCGACTGTGCGGATTGCCAAGCACGCGCCGAAGCGGAAGAAGCTGCGCGGCGTGCTCCGTTTTACTACCACTGCGAGAAGTGCAAAGAGCAGCGCACGCAAGGCTGCTTCGGGCCACGCTGCCCAGGCATTCCGAAGCATGTGCCCATGGCCGCACCCCTGCCGACACAGGAGAAGCCAGCATGAGCCCCGAACAATCCGCCGCCGTGGCCGCACGACTGCGAGATGCCGCCGACAGCATCCGCCGCAAACCGACCCCGCTGGCCGACCTGATCCCGTTGCTGCAGCAAGCCGCCGACGCGCTGGATGAGGCGCAGCAGCCACCGACCGATGCCCAGATTGAAGCGGCACTCGAAGCGTGGTTCACCACCGACAGGTCAATGCCGACCAGGATGCGCGCAGCAATCGACGCAGCCCGTGCAGGAGATGCAGCATGACGGCCTCGAGGCGCTCACGCAATCGCAGGGACAAGCGGCAGCCGTGGGAATTGCCGGATGAGGGGGAGTGATGCAGGCCACGCAGTCCACACCGAAAGCAGCCGACGCCCTGACGCCGGCCGAGCTGGCGGAGATCACCGGCAAGAGCCGCGCCGCATCCCAGGCCGCCGTGCTGGCTAAGATGGGCATCCCGTTTGCCTTCTCCGGCCGATCCGTGCGCCTTGACCGTGTGATTGCCCAGGCCCATGCCCTGGTGCCTGAAGCCAAGCCGGCCGGCGGGGTCGACTTCTCGCGGGTGCGGTGATGCCAAAAACCTCGAAGTACCCGAAGCTGCGCGTGAGCGTGAAGCGGGGCAAGGCCGGGCAGGTCTGGACCAGCTACTGGTACGACATGCGAGGGACCGGCAAGCCTGACGTGGCGCTGGGCAACAACTACGACGCCGCGCTGATCCGCTGGGCCGAGATCCACCTCGACGCGCCTCGCATCGCCGGCACGCTGGAGGAGGCATTCCGCGCGTGGGAGCTCGACGCCGAGGACGGCCTGCTGGCCGAGCGCCTGGCGAAGCACACACGCGAGGGCTACGCCAAGAACCTGCGCGCCCTGCGGCCGGTGTTCGGCGGCGCCCGGTGGGCAGAGGTAACGCTGCCCGTGCTCGCTGAGTACGTGAAAAAGCGCACCGCCAAGGCCAGGGCCCGGCAGGAGATGCAGCTGCTGTCGGTGATCTGGGGCCACGCCAGGCTGCAGGGGTTCACCGACCTCCCCTATCCCGCCATCGGCATGCAGCGCAGCCGCTGGAAGGGATTGTCGAAGGCGCGCACGGTCGATGTGCACGACAAGGCATTCGAGGCGATCTACCGCCACGCCGACCAGACCCTGCGCGATGCCATGGACATCATGACGGCCACCGGCCTGCGCATCGAGGACACGCTGCGGGCCCCGCTGTCCGACGACCTGGCGCTGATCGCAGGCAAGACCGGCAAGGAGGCGTCCTTCGACCTGGAGCTGTCCGAGGTGCTGCCGCCGATCATCGCAAGACGCAAGGCCATGCGCGGGCCTGAGCACCTGTTTCTGCTGGCCGCCGGCCGCAAGCCGGTGACCTACCGCATGCTGGCCGACCGCTTCACCCAGGCCCGCGCCGCGGCCGCGCTCGAGGTGCCTGAGTGCGCGAAGCTGTACCTGCGCGACATGCGCAAGCGGGCGAGCAATCTGGCGGGCACGCTGCGCGAGGCGTCAGAGCTGCTCCAGCACAGCAGCGAGGCGGTGACCCGGAAGCACTACCGCACGGCCTCGGCCAAGCTCAAGCCGGTGCGGTGAAACCGCTCCCGCAACGGGGTGGTCCTCATAGGCAGGAAACAGCCAGAAACCGCAGATCGGATGCGGGAGCAATCGGCCGCCATCCCGCGCCGTTCCTCACTTTCGGGTCCGGGCTAATAACCCCCCGCGGGTTCGAATCCCGCCCTCTCCGCCAGCCGTAAGCTGTTGATTTATAAGCAAAACGCGATAACGCGCTTTGGCCTGCTCCCGCAACGCCCGCGGGCGCTCCCGCAACAGGACCAGCCCTAGCGCACCTGGTGAGCCTCAGCCGCCCTACCCTTGCGGCATGAAAACCATCCAGACCTACCGCTGGCGTGTGCAGTGGATCGGCAAGTGGACCACCACCCGCCACCATGCCGAAGAGGAACAGATCCGCATCGAGCACCCCGAGGCCGTACGGGTCGAGGGCACGCTGATTGAGCACCAGGTGCCAGAGACTGAGCAGGAGATGGAGGTGGCCAGGGCTGCGCACACGTTCAGCATCAACGCCGGTCCACGAATCCCCCACGAGAGCGAGTCCTAGCGGTGAAAGCCTGGCCTACGCTGCGTCTATGGACGCATACTGCTGGATGGCGGATTTTTGGCTCAGCATTGAGGCTGAGGTGGCTGCATGGCACAGCGAAACTCTGGCTCAACGCGGGGTAGTGCGAGATGGAGCACTCGAAGATGCGGGAAAGCCCTTAGTAACCTCGCGTACATTGAGCGCTGCTGAATCCCTCAGCGACGCCAAGCAAAAAGGCCGGGACGGCCAAGTCCCAGCCCCCTGATCCGGCTGCCCGCCGAATCCAACCGCGTACGGTCGGCCCTAATCAAGCTCTGGACTGTATGCTGGATTGATGCTGGTTTTCAATGGGCAATCGTTGAAAGTTATTTCACCATGTCAAGCAGCAAGCAAATCGTGCATCGCGATTCTGGTTCTGGCCAGTTCATAACCAAACGCTACGCGGAAACGCACAAGCCGACCACTGAGCGTGAGGTGATTCGCAGGCCTGCGCCCACACCAGCGCCGGTGAAGAAGAAGTAAGCAAGGGGCCCTTCGGGGCCCCTTTTGCTGGAGGTTATCTCGCCCCCAATGCTGCCTCTCGACACTCCCGGTAGATCCCCGCCACCTCCACCAGCTTGCGCGTGGTAGCGCCGAAGGTTTCATCGGCCAGGGGCGTCAGCTCGGGGCAGCTCGCCACCGCCAAGGGGTTCGGGCCGGCGGCCGGTGAGGGTCTGATTGATGTCGCGCACGCTGTCAGCATCATGGCGGCAATCGCGGTACACAGGTTTCTCGACAGTGACACGTTCGATCCTTCCTTGGACGATGCGGTGCTCGACCTTGATCGAGGAGATGGCCGAGGCCGCTGCGGCCGCCGCCAGGGCCGTGGTTTCCGCGCGGGCCTTGTCAATCTTGGCCTGGCTGGCCAACTCAGAGTCGGCGCCGGCCTCATAGAACCAGGCCGCGGTGGCGCCCAGGGATGACACCCAGAGGGCCCCGGCGAGGTACAGCCTGATCACTGCGGATACCGCCGCGGGTCCACTTCGAAGTGCGGGCCATCTTTGAGTGTTTTCCAGTCACCGCCCCAGACGATGGCGGCGCCCTGCTCTGCCGCGGCTTGCTTCATGGCGCCGGCTAGCTTGGCATAGAGCGGCCAATCCCAGCGCACCTCGCCATTGAGGGTCGCGGCCAGGTCGACCGCATGCCCCGTCAGGTGGCGGCTGTTCATGGTCTGGCTGGCACCACCCTTGACAAGCTGAGCCTGGCGCTCTCGGGTGCGCAGGCCCTCGGTGACGATGAGCCCCAGCCCGTTGCCAAGCAGCTCCGTGGCGCGGCGCACCACCGCCACGAGAACAGGATGCACGCCCTGCAGGCTCTTTTCACTGCGTTCGTTCAAGCTCATAGCTCACGCCCCTTTCCGCCGACCATCCGGGCCAGCACACGATCAGAAACCGGCAGCGGCCGCTCCAGGTACTCGGGCACGGTGCCGGCCCGCCAGGTGGCATATGTCGAGGCGATGTGCATGGCAGCCGCGCCGACGATGCACACGTCGGTCAGATCGGTGACGCCAGTCCAGGCATGCACCCCGGCGGCCATGCACCCGGCAAACAGCAGCACATGCAACAGGATGATGGGCGTGCGGTGCCGGCCGAGCCGCAGAGCATCGAGGCGGCAGACATAAGGCAGGGTCAGGCTCCACGCGGCGATCAGGACGATGGTGTCGAGCGGGCTCATCGGGCAGCGCCTCCGGTGATGCGGTCGGTCAGCCGGGCGACAAGCGTGGGCACCCCGGCCACTGCGGCTGAAAACAGGGGGTGAAGCAGGGCGCCCAGGGCGCCGGCGCAGGCGTTGCGCGCCACAGCGCTGCCGGCGAGGTGTTCGTGGGCCAGGTAGGTGCCGAACAGGGCCGACAACAGCACCACCGCCGCGAAGGTCAGTACGGCGCGCACTCGGCCAGTTTGCGGAGCAACAGTGATGCCGATGGATGCACCGATGCCACCCCAGAGCAGCGCCTGCGGCTCGACGCCGAGCGTGGTGAGGATCAAGGCGCCGACGCCAGCGCTGGCAGCGGCAGCCACGGCTGCAGTCGGGTCGCTCATGGCTTGCCTTTCAGGGCCTGGGCCACCGCGGTGGCGCACAACGCGGCCGCCAGGGGCGTGAGCTCCCACCACCATGGCCAGCCAGCAGCGGTGCACAGGCACTCACGCGCCGGCACAGCTGGCGGCCCGGTCATGGGGAAAGCGAGGCGGCACACCGGCCTGAGCGCCGCCTCGGCAAATCCGTAGCCGCACACGGCAGCGGCGGGCAGGCGCAGGCGCCGATAGGGCATGAGCAGGGCCAGCACCGCCAGCCAGAGCAAGGCCATCAGAGACCCCTCGGCCACGTACTCCCACGCCCGGGTGCTGCCGCCGGTCAAGGCAGCCACCAGCTCGGGGCCGATGTTGCCGGCGGCAACCGCGAGCAGCAGGATGATGAGGAGCGCGGCCGTCATCGTTCTTCCCCACTGCCCCCGCCCCGCAGCACCACCTGGCGCATGGGCATGCCGGTGGTGCGGCTGACGCGCCAGGCGCAGGCCAGAAAACCCAACACACCGCCCAGCACAAGGCCGAGGGCGATGATGGCGAAGAGGCTGTGATTGATCATGGTTTTCCCTTGGTTGGTGTGCAGGCTGAATCTGAGGGGGTGGCGCGGCAGTAATCGACCCAGCCAGCCGGCGGAGGGATGGGGTGCCCCGCCACAAACGGGGACGCAATCGGCGCGGCGGCACAGCCGGCCAGGCTGGCGAGGAGCAGCGCTGCCATCAGTCGGCGATGGTTGACCACTGGCCCTCCTGCTCGATGGCGATCCATGTGTAGGGCAGCTGGTCGCGCCGCATCGGCTCGGCATGCCGGTTGTCGAGCACCAGGTCGCCGGCCTCGGTGGTGGCGATCAGCACGGCGTGGCACTCGCCCGTCTCCACGCGGCAGATGGCCAGGCGCAGCTCGCGCAGCGGCACCCCGGCCTCGAGCAGCGCGGCGCGCTTGGCCAGGGCGTAGTCCTCGCAGTCGCCCGTGCCGCGGGCCGGGGCGGCGCGCCAGAGGTCCTCGACGCCGAACTGGTCGACGTCGCGCACGTAGCTAACCCCAGCGTTGACCTGGTGGTGCACAAAGGTGGCAAGCTTGGCCAACATCAGCCGCCCCCAATGTCTGGCAAGTATTCGGCCACCAGTGTGATGTTGGCGGAGGCCTGCAGCGTCTCCGTGTCCACATCGCGGATCTCGACGAGGATCTCGGCCGATACGGTGGCACCTGGCGTGGTGCTGGTAACTCCCCAGGTGCGGGTGGTGTCCAGGGGCAGCCAGCTGCCGATGGTGCCGGTGGGCGAGCCGGTGACGATGGTGGCGCGGCCCTCGAAGAGCTCGGTGTCGTCGGTGGACGTGGGGGCGATCACCAGCCACTGGCCGGCGAAGTAGCTGGTGCCGAAGGTGCTGGCCTGGTTCTGCGCGGCGCGGCCATCGCTCATCAGCGAGAACTCGGCCGTGGTGGGCGACACGTTGGTGTCTGTCACCGTGCGGTCGCTCAGCTCGACCAGAAGCAGCGTGCTGCCGCCGCCATCGCCACCACCGCCGCCCGGCTCGCTCTCGATCGGGTCGAGGTTGATCGGGTCTTGCTCCTCTTCATCCTCGGGCAGCAGCGCCTCATCGGCTGCGTGCACGCGGTCATCCTCGATCACGGCCGTCATGTTGATGATGGGCGTGCCCTGGTCGTCGACGCCGCTGGGCTCGATGGCCAGCATGCGGGCGATCTTGCGGTGGGTGGTCAGGGGGCCGAACACGTATTTGGGGCGCTCGCGGTCGGCGGCGTCGAGCACCATGGTGAAGTCAGGCGCGGTGGCCAGCGTGATGCTCCACGCATCGGGGCCGGCGGTGGCGACGATGGCGGCGGTGAGGGTGCCGTCGTCGCGCACCAGGCTGATGCCACGGTCCCCGGCGGGATCAAATGACGGGGGCTCGCTCAGGCCCATCACGCGGGTGTCGGCATCCCAGCTCACGACATCGCCCGACTGGCCCCAGCTGGGCAGCGCGGGGGCCAGCACCACGGCGCTGCCGTAGGCCGGCAGGATGCCCTGCAGCTCGGTGGACCAGGTGGCCACGTTGCGGCGGTAGACCAACTTGGCAGCCAGGTAGAGGCCCTCACGCTCCGCATGGGTGGCACCGGTCACGCCGAGGATGCGCTGGCGGATGGGCCGGCTCATCATGGGCAGCTCGGCGTCATAGCCCGGGTGGCCGGTGTCGGTGTAGGTGCGGCCGGGCGCTGGGCATTCGATGCTGATCCAGTCCCAGGCGCGGTTGCTCCAGTACTCGACGATCACGCCGTCGGGCGTTTCGCTGGTGGGCAGGCCGTAGCGCTGGCCCCAGCTGTTGGCGCGCATGCTGCGGGCGCTGTACGCGGTGACGGGCAGATCAGCGGCCTGGTCGCGCACCAGCGTGCGCATGCCGTTGCGGCGGATCACCACGGCGCGGCCGGCCCCGGCCAGGGCCTGGTCGGCGGTGGCGCTGTCGGTGAAGGTGTCGAAGATCAGGTCGCAGCGGTCTTGCCGGGCGTCCCACACATCGGCCAGGGCCTTGAGGCTGACCAGGTCGATGCGGCTGTCGGGCAGCTTGTCGCCGTAGACGGTGTTGCGCCACTTGTCGGCCAGGGCCCACGCGGGGTTGCGGGTCTCCGTCGGGGCCGACCAGCCGCCGCCGGATGACCATGTGGGCAGCTTGCGCAGGCTGGTAACGGCGATCTTGCGTTGGCTCAAGCCGTTGAGCTGCTCGCTGGCGCGCATGCGGATCTCGATGTGCGTCACGCTGGGCTCCAGCGGGGCGCTGGCAGCCAGGTAGGCGCGCAGGCCGGCCCACACCACAGTGTTTAGCACTTGCCGGCTTTCGTCTTTGGCGGTGGTGCGCACTGCACGGGCCAGGTAGCGGCCGGTGGCGGGCAGCGCGTACTTGAAGGAGCGCCGCACGGCATCGGCAGTGGCCGCGGTGATGGTCTCGGTGGCCAGCACCACCCAGGCGTCGGTGGCCGCGCCCCAGTCGTCGACGGGCCGGCACTCGAAGCGCACGCTGACCGACTTGCTGCCCAGGCTACCGTCGTCGTTGACCACCGCCAGGCCGCCCAGCACCAGGTCGAAGCCGAGGTGCGTGGCCTCCTGCTGCGCGGCGCTGGCGGCAAAGGCGCCGACGTAACGGCCGGGGGTCAACTCCTGCCCGGTGACTTCGGGGGCGCTGACCACCGCCGGAAGCACCAGCGTGGGCGCCTCGCCGGGCTCCAGCACGGCAAAGGTGACATCGGCAAAGGTGCTGAGCGGGGTGTCGTCGATCTCGATGCGGGGGATGGTGTAGCTCCCATGGGCCACCGCGAGCAGTGCGTGGTAGTACTGGTCGCTGGTGGCGTTGTCGTACTCCACATAGGGCTGGCCAGCGAAATCCGGGTAGCTGCGGTTGTAGCCGTAGAGCACCGGGATGGCCCCATCCAGCCGCGCCGCATTGCCGCTGAGGGTGACGTTGTAGCTGGGGCTTGCCTGCGGGCCCGCGTTTAGGGCCTGGGCCTGGGCGACGGGTAGCAGCGCATTGATGGCCAGGTTGCCAGCCACCACGATGCCGGCGGTGATCAGCGCCGACACGGTGGCACCGGTGAGCCCCCCGGTCAGGCCAGCGAGGATCAGCTCGGGCGCGTAGAGCTGGCCCAGTGCCACCGCGGCGACCATCAGCGCGATGCTCAGGATGGTGCGCAGCGGGTCAGACCCGCCACCGCCCTGCGGCCGCACATGCCACTCGATCATGTCGCCCGGCATCACCGGCCTGGCCCATTCGGCACGCAGTACCCACAGGCCGTTGTACCGGCACACGATGCACTCGGCCGCCAGCTCGGCCGGCAGCAGCTGGGCGATGGTGCCGCCGGGCTCGATGGCCATCAGCAGCTCAGGCCGCCCGCTCAGCGGGCTGGCATACACCGCCACCGTGGCCCGGGGCAAGGCCTGGGCCGCCGCCAGGGCGATGGCGGTGGGGCGATGGCCGGCGGCATGCAGCGCGGCGGGGTGGTGGTGGGCGGGCATCATGGGGCGCGCCTCCAGAGCTCGAGGCCGTGGTAGCGGCGCAGCACATCGGCCATGGGCTCACACACCACGCCGGGGGTGGGGTCGGTGGGGGTGCCCTCGCAGTGCAGCATGCACAGGCCGCCGTTGGCCTCCAGCAGCACGCCCACATGGCGCAGGCCCGACAGGCCGTGGCGCAGCAAGGCGATGTCGCCCGCGGCCGGCGCCTGGTCGGCAGCTGGCCGCCAGCCGCCCGAGCGGGCCGCGCTGAGGATGGGGCGCAGTTGGTCGGCATCGGCATCGGCCGCGAGCTGGCCAGCGGCATGGGCGGCAGTGCGGTGGGTGTCGACGGCGGTGGCAATGTCGCTCATGTCGATGCCGTGGGCCTGGCGCATCCAGTACCGCACCAGGCCCCAGCAGTTGAACGCAGCCGGCCCGCAAGCACCGGCGCGCCAGGGGCGGCCGATGAGGCTGGCGGCGAGGGTCAGTTCAGGGCTCATCGTGCGGCCAGCCCGGGGTAACGGGCGCGGGTGTAGGCCCGGGCCGGGAAGCGGCTGTTGGCCGGGTCAGCAAACAGGCACGACGCGGTGATGCGCGTCTCACTGCACTGCACATCGGTCAGCTCGAGGTGCAGCTGCTTGTCGCGCGACGGGCCCGAGAGATCGTCGCTCATGTACCTCCTGGCGATCAGCACCACCGGATCCAGCGTGTCCACCGCCCGGTCGAGCTGCTCGATCAGCAGCGCACTCACGCCATCTACCTGCAGCTGCAGCCGCGGGGCGCTGGCGTCGTCGGTCTCGCTGGGCCACACGACGGTGACGCCTACGGCCTGGAAGGTGACGGTTTCGCCAGGGTTGCGCGGGGCGTCTGCTTCGAGGGTGGCTGTGAGCGGCACGCGGTCATTCACCACCCGGGCGGGCTGTGTGAATGAGGGGTGCCAGAACTCCAGGGCATCGAGGGGCACCCGATGAATTGGGGCGATGGTGGCCGCTTCGGCCTCGGCCTCGCTCAGGGATACGCCTTGTATCGATGGCAGGTATGACGGCATCAGGTTGCCCCACCGAAGATGAACGACAACGCAAATTCAAAGTCACGCATGTTGGAAAAGCACGCCGTTCCAGAACGTGAATTCGTAGATCACCTGGTTTGCCAGAGCGACGTCACTACCGGTGGTCGTCTTGATGTCCGCGTTGTGGGCAATGGTCATCGTCGCGCTGGTCGAAAGAAAGCGCACGCGCTGTCCATTCACTCCACCAACCGTAGAAATAATCGTGGTGGGCGATGAGAATTCCAGCCAGACAAACTCGCGGCCTGAAATGTCGATGG